TAACGTCCAGTGACGCTATATGGGCGAAGAGGAACATCATCAAGCTTGCCAAAGCGAAGCTGCCCAATAAGCATTCCAGGACGCAGGAGAACTGAATGGCGTTGCCTGACGTTCTGCAACTCCAAGGTAATTTGACCACAGAAGCCGGGGTCTATATAGCCGGCGAGAAGATGGTTAATCCCCTCGCGACCACGACTACTTTTCAGCTGAAAGTTAGCCTCAATGTTGTTTGGGATGCGCACATATTCCTTAGTGTGGGCAAGGATGAATGCACCTGGGAACAGCTCAAAGCTATCGCCATCTTTGATGTACTCCGTTACCCATTCCTGCCTGCCATCGACAGGACCGCAAACACGGCCCTCCCGTTTGATGACATTACCAAGGCGAACATCGATTGACGCCGGTTGGACTAGGTCAGGGTCAAAGGGCTCGACGAGCCCCATTTCCCTGCAGAGATTACGGATCTGATGATCAACAAGGCTGCTCATAATCAGATCTCCTGTCCAACTTGGTCTGCATCTTTTTCAGCTTCAGAGAGGCACTTGTCGCTATCGCAACCAGATGCACCCTTCAGCTCATAATCTGCAGAATCATATTGGGCAAGAACCTCAAGAAAATCAACCTGATCCTTCTTAAAAATCACAGGCAGAGCATCTCTGTAGGACTCAGAGATCATCGAGTGGCGATCGTAAGTTTCCTTGTCGATCGGCTCAAAGGGCAGTCGCGGGAACGTTTCGTTTGCATCGAATCGTGCCAACAATGCCGCCGAGATGTAGCCAGTGCCTCGACCCATTGACTCATGGATCAACTTAGCCAGGGGCTCGATTTCCTTCTCGCGGAATTCAAGAGTTGCAGAGGTGTTGTGCTCGGTGTAATAGTTTTGCACCTGCATGTACAGACCCCACTGTGCCTCGATTGGCAAAAGGCTCAGGTCATATTCGTCACAACCAGGAAGGTTCGCCCAAGATACTTCAGTTGGAATTTCAACCAACACTTCTTGAACACGGGGATCAAGAATGTCATCGAGCAGATTGCCTTCTTCGTCCTTGGCGGACTGCGCAGGAATGACGTTGTAGCCCCAGTCACGAAGGGCTGAGACCAGCGGATCAGACTTGCCGAAGGTGATACGACGAATAAAGCGCTGAGCCTTGGGAGGATGCCAACCAGACGACGCGCCAGTTAACAGAGATTTAGTCCCTGCTGGTTGCACTGTAGTCATCCGATTAGGCACACGCAGACCGTGCTTCTTGCAGTATTTGATGACAGTAAGACGAACAATATCTGCCCAACGCTGCAGGTAACGACGCTCACGCTTAACGAAAGACTTACCAGTTTTGTTGTTGGGACGACCGTTCATCATCCAACCGAGCCATTCGCTCCCGAAAGCATGTACGAAGAAATCAAACAGACCAGTAAAGCTGACACCAATCTCACGGCTATACCGATAACGCTCGATATAGAATTCATGGTGCAGCAACGCAGCTACTTGTAATGCGCCGGCAGTAAAGGCATCATCCTGGGCTTTTTGATCATTAGGATCAATCGTGTTTAGGTGGATTTCAGCCAGGTTGCAGTGGAAATCTTGACCGATGATTTCACCGCAAGGATTCAGTCCATAGCGACCCATACGATGATTCAATTCATCGCGAGTCATAACCACGCCTGCCTTCAGACCCAGACCTTCAAGATAATCAGCAGCAGATGCTTGCTCACTAACGTAGAGACTGATAAACGTGCCCTTGCGTTCTGGATCGCTTAGGAGGTCTGCATTGGCGCGAGCAATTGCTTCAGGCACAAACTGAATTGCACCTTCACCGCTGTAGAACTGCTGACGGATTGAATCCTCAACATCCTTATAAGAAGGCAAGGTGTGGAAGCAACGTGTGTGATTGGCCATCCGCAGTGCTTCTTTCGCGGGGTCAACTTTCCAGTTGCCATCCTCGTCCTGGGTATAAAGACCCAGCTTGCAGTTTGCCGCCTCATCATCTTCAGATCCGAACTGACGCATACCGGCAGAGCGACGAATGTTGCCAGCGACGACACAAGCAGAAGCCTCGTCAATAAGCAGACAGCACTCAACAGAGTTCA